GTACAACAGGAGCATTCTTGTCTATCATGCCAGGCTTTATCAACAAGGTAAAGACAAACGGAGATGCACATGAGTCAGTAGTGACCGTAGCAGATAATGCTTGGACACCTAGCGTCATGCAGGGCATCATCAATGCAATGCCACGTAAGTACCGTGCACTTAAGAACAATCTTAAGTTCTACGCAGGTACAGACGCATTCGGTGGAATCGTTAAGAACAACGGTACACTTGCAGATGCAGTTGCTGAAGCGTTTGCTGGACAAGTTCCAGGAAGCACTCAAGCAAACCGTCAGAACTATCTCGACGGTATTGGACAGACATTCGGTGGAGCACGTACAACTCGTGTTCTCGGAATTGAAGTTCAAGAAGTTCCTTACTACCCAGAAGGCTATATCGATTTGACATTCCCTGCCAACCGTGTTTGGGGATTCCAGAGAGATATTACTGTAAACCGTGAGTACGTAGCGAAGAAGGATACAATTGAATATACTGTATTCGTTCGCTTCGGTATTCAATGGGAAGAAGAGGATGCAATTGCATTCGCTGACGCTGCTTCAGATTCATAATCTGTAACAGTAACCTTTTATGGGGGGCGGGAGTTCACTCTCCTGTCCCCCTTAATACTTTAGTGATATAATACAAACAAGGAGGATATTATGGAAAACAATGAATATAACAAGCCATTCGTAGCAGAAAATGCACCAGAGTCTATTGTTGCTGAAACACCAGTAGAGCCTGCTGCAGAGCCTGTCGTAGAGCCAGTTGTTGTAGAGGCGCCAGCAAAGGTTGAAGAGCCAGCAGCAGAACCAGTTCAAGCGCTAGGATTTACAAATACAGGTGCTATTGGATCAATGGCAGCAGACGGTCCAAAGAAGACTGTTAAGCCAGCAAATCAAGATGGAGACAAGGTGGCCATTCACTCAACAAAGAATGTTCGTTGGGAAGAAGTTGGAACACTTTACAGAGGTTACAATATTGTAACAAAAGAGCAAGCAGACAAGTGGCTCACTCGCTCACACGTCCGTGTTGCAACACCCGAAGAAGTAAAAAAGGTTTTAGGGTAATTTAGTATGGAGATATTGAGAGTTCCGCCATACGCAGATATACCAGTTACTTACACTATTCCTTCGTCTATTACCGATGAAGATGTAATTGTTTTAGTAACTGATATGGCGGATCTTTCTGTATCCACACTAGAGTTTCCAGAACTTTCTACAGGGGACACTCTAACTATAAACCTTCCTGGAAGGTATGACTCTGAGTATAGGGTAGAAGTAAAAATTTTAGATGATGTTGTTATTGATGACACATACGAGACAACTAGGCCATATGTTGATCCATCTACAAAGGGAGCCACTGCTTCTGACATTGCTGTATATGCAGACAATGAGGGAATAGCAAGAGCAATAATTGATTCAATTGTTGGAGAAGGTTTTTATTATAAGAAAAAAGTTTTGAATTTTACAGGAACTGGATCAGACTATTTGCCTATTTGGGATGATGTAAAAAAAGTTTTAAGCGTATACGAAAATAACAAATTAGTAACAGATAGAGAATATGAAGTAACATCTGATAAAACAGCAATTGTTGAAAAGTCAATAGACAATATTAATCGTGCAGAGTCAGCCCCACTTGTTTTACCAGCAGCGTCTTCAGATTCCCTAGATCCACAATTTATTTACAGAGGATTTGGTAAAACTTGGGACTATAGGATAACTGTTGAGTATGGATATTCATCCGTTCCATCAGACATTGTTAAGGCAACAGAAATACTTGTGCATGATATAGAGTGTGGCAAGTTAGATTATTATAAGAGATTTATTTCTTCGTACAATACAGATCAGTACAGAATTCAGTTTGATAAAGGTCTTTTCGAGGGAACGGGAAACATACTTGTAGACAAGATACTTTCAAAGTATACTAAGTCTATTACAAAACTTGGGGTGTTGTAATGACAGTGTGCGAAACCCCAGACTTCATGTTTCCAATGCAAGCATCTTTGTATCATCCAATAGTTGAGCAAGGTGACTTTGGTGCAATAAAAAAGCAATGGGTTTTAGATAGGGTTATTGCATGTAACTTTAGTTCTGGTGGAACTGCTTTTAAAGAAGAAGTTAAGCCAAATGTTAATATAACCCAACATTCAATTTTAATTGGAAGAGTAAAATCAGACATAAGGATGTCATCCAGAGATGCTAAAAATTCTTTAACAAACATACTAATAACAGATATTAAAGATCAAGAGGGCAACCTGATCTACTTAGAAACATCTGGGCCGAGATCTGGCAAAGGAACACTGTTTGAGATAGCAACATATGAACCATTTGTTGGACCATTCGGAACAGTTGAATCTTACAAGTTAGTTATAAGAAGATCAGAAAATCAAACAGGTGATGTATGAGAGCCGTATTTAATTCAGCGCAATTTAAAAAAGAAATGAACAATATAGTAGATTATTCTGTGGGATTTTTAGAGGGCATACAAAGAGGTAAGACAGTGTTTCTAAAAACAATAGGGGTAGAAACAGTAGAACTTATGAAAGAGTTTATAGATTCTAACGCTAGAGTTAATCCAGATATGCTGCACCATGTTTATGAATGGAATCAGACAGGCAGCCCTAGTGCAAGATTATATGATATATCATATACAACAAGTAATCTAGGTTTGTCATTTAGGTCTTCGTTTCGTCAATCTACTTCAATAAAGAATGGGTCTAGGACTCCGTTTTATGATAAAGCAAGAATCATGGAAGAAGGCATTCCAGTTATAATTAGACCAAAAGTGGCACAAGCCTTGGCATTTGAAGATAACGGAGAAACAGTGTTTACAAAAAATGAAGTAAGGGTAGACAATCCTGGAGGAACAGAAGTCCAAGGTGGATTTGAAAAGGTATTTGATATGTTTTTTAATAGATATTTTTCTCAAGCCTTCTTGAGGGTAAGCGGTATTGCTAAATATCTTGAGAATCCAATAGTATATAGAAAAGATATGGCAGCAGGCAAAAAACTGGGCAGGTCTAAAGGTTTGTCAACAGGCTACCGCTGGATTGCTAACGCAGGAGTTGGTATTCAGTGACAGCGCTAATTCATCACCCGCCTACAATTATCAATAAATATCTTGCATCAAAACTAGATATGCCTGGATTTAATGGGGCTGCATATTTTTTCCCAACGCTTCCGACACAGATAGATGCATTAACTGAGACATTTCCAGACAGCAATGGAGTTTTTGCTGTGTATGACAGAATGTTTAAAATGAGAAGAGTGCCATTTCCATACATAAAGTGCGAACAACTCTTGTATTATTTCTATGCCACTGGCGATGACGCACAAAAAAAGATGATCATTACTCAGCAACAGGTAAACGACCTTTTAGATTATGCAGATGACTCAGCAAAAGAACTAAATGAGTGGGCAGCAGCAAATAGAGCAGCCTGGGACACAGAATCAAAAGAGTGTTTTTTTCATAACTTTAAGATATATCAGTTGGAGGAAACCAGAGATATCGTAGACTTTGGCACAGCCCGTACCTATGCGGGGAATAAAATTATAATTGATTACGATTGGCACCCTGTAAACCCCTCATAAAAAGGCTGTATAATTATGGTGAGGAAACAAACCCCCTTTTAATAAAATGAAAGAGGTGAGAATATATGGCATACAGCCGTGGTTCAAGTAGTAACATTATCGTGGGTGCAGCAGCACTTTTTACGCATAATGCAGGTCCAATCGGATACAACTCATCAACTGGCAAGATCACTGATGCACAAGCATTAACAGATCTTCCAACAATGACCGCATCCGCCACATCCTACAAGGAAACTTTGTCACTCGATGACGAAAATTACACAAACGTAGGTTATACATCGAACGGTTTGGAACTCGCATTCCAGCCAGATTTCGGTGAAGTAGCAGTAGATCAACTTCTCGACGTTGCTCGTCTATTCAAGCAAGGCATGACAGTTAATCTAAATACATCGTTCGCAGAGGCAACATTAGAAAATCTTCTAGTTGCAATTGCAGCAGATGATACAGACCTAGTATCAGCATCAGGACTCTCAACATTGAAGATGTCCGCAGGTGATATTGGTGACGTTCCACTAGAGCGTGGACTAGTAGCAGTAGGACCAGGATCTGGTTCTTCAGCAACTCCAAAGGAAAGAATCTATGTTGCATATCGTGCACTCTCAATTGAGAATGTTACAGTATCAGCAAAGCGTGATGAGGCTTCAATGTTTGAAGTATCATTCCGTCTCCTTCCAAACGATGACGCATCATACGGTAAAATCGTAGATCGTTCACTCGACTAATACAACTTAATAGGACTAGCCCAGACTCACAAGGTCTGGGCTTTTCCATTTGGTATACTTATATAATGGCAACAAGCGTATATGAAAAGAAAAGTTTTTCTCTGATTGATGGAACAATAATTGAGGCTGCTCCACTTAAAATAAAATATCTTAGAGAATTTTTAACAAAATTTGAAACAATAAAGTTAGCAAAAACAGATGATGAATCAATATCTATCTTGGTTCTTTGTGCCCTTGTAGCAATGAAGCAATATGCTCCATATATAAAAACTATAGATGACCTTGAAGACAATTTAGACTTACCAACAATATATGAGGTTATCGATATTGCAGCAGGAATTAAGATTAATCAAAAATCAGAAGAACCAGTAAAGTCTCAAGCCGTAGATAGTGGATCTTCTTGGGAAACTTTGGATTTGGCAAAATTAGAAGCAGAGGCGTTTTTGATTGGCATTTGGAAAGACTATGAGGAATTAGAACAATCTTTATCAATGCCTGAATTAACTGCAACAATTAAGGCCAAAAGAGATTTAGACTACAGTGATAAAAAGTTTGCTGCTGCTATGCAAGGTGTGGATCTTGATAAAAATTCAGGGAACAGTAATGAATGGGAAGACATGAAGGCTAGGGTGTTTAGCAAAGGCAAGGCAGAAAATGGCAATGATATTCTTGCTTTGCAAGGTAAAAATGCAGAAAGGGTTGGTTTTGGAATTGGAATGGGCCTTGATTATGAGGTTTACGAATAGCAAAAAAATAGACTCCGCTATGGTATAATTAACTTTAACCTTATAAGGAGGAATAAATGGCAACTGCCACGGAAGAAAAAACAGTAACTCTCATCGATGGGACAAAGATTAAGGTAAGACCTTTAAAGATCTCACTGCTTCGTCCGTTTATGAAGAAGTTTGAAGATATCGCCAAAGTAGCGGAAGACAATGAAAAGTCAATGACTCTACTTATGGAGTGTGTACAAATCGCAATGCAGCAATACAAGCCAGAGTTGGCGGAAGACAAGGAAGCCCTAGAAGAAAATATAGATCTTCCTACAGTATACAAGATCGTTGAAGAGGCATCTGGAATTAGACTTTCAGACGCAACTCTACTTGGTAATCTTGTAAATAACTAAATAAAGAGGTGTTAATGGATGGCTGATGTTCAATCCAATATTCATGTAAATATTGATACGTCAGATGCTTTGGCAAGTTTAAAACTTCTGCAGCGTCAAATATCAGCCTTCCACACACAGATGTCGAAGTCTGGCGCAGCAGCGTCAGCGGTAGCAGCAAATCAAGCACAAAACTTGATGAACAGCATAAATGCTACTGGAAAATTTCAAGCAACCATGCGAACGGTTGCTACAAGTACTG